CCAGATGACGGGGACGAAAGTCATCTAGTCCAGGTAATGAAGGAGTATACCTTTGCCAGACCCTATCTGCTCTCTTATAGGCTTTATCTATTGCAGTAGAAGTCCTATCTACTGCTTTCTGTATCCTACCCCGTGCTTTCTCTGCTGCTTTCTCAAGTTCTCTTTGTAATAGATCAGCAGCAGCAGGTCCAAGCATTAAACCACCAACAGTCAACCCAAGTAGGGCATCCTGCCAGTTAAAACCTTTGCCTAGAAACGAACCCTTTCCTGTTTTTGCTTGAGGTCCACGTTGCTGCTTAATTAAAGACGACTGCGCAGCAAGTTTCTGTTTACTTAATTGCTTCTTCTCGAAGGCAAACTTCTTCTCTTCTAATCTAAATTGCTTAACTTGAATGTTAAGCATATCAGACAGCAAGCTATTGGTAATGATAGTCTGCTTTAATTGAGCAGCCTGTATCGATTTACCATCACCTTCCCCCGATAGGGATTTCATTAGTGAGTTTTTAATAGCTTCGTTTGCCATTACTTCTGTGATTGTTCGGCTTTTAGTTTCTCTTCTTCAAGATGTTGAAGTAGTAGTGTCAAGTACAACTCCCTTTCCCACGGCATCATATTCTCTAGTTCAGTGAGAGAATATTTGTGGTGCTGCATCATTGCGAAGTTTGTCCTAAAGTAATTCTCTAAAGAATTATAGGACATTGCTACCCGAAAAAAGACGCTAGTCCCTCCAGAGTATACTCACTCTCTTTACCTGTATTAGGATTGGTTACGTGGATAGTATGAGTTAACTTAGGCATATTAGCAAAGAAGGTTTGCATATTCTCAAACTGTTTAGATGTTAAACCATCTAAGAATGCTTGCATTTCTTTCTTACTATAGTTAGTAGACTCGTGTACCTCTTCACCTTCAATGACTTGATCAATACAATTTGCTACCAGTTCAAACACTTGTTCTTGTGATTGTTCTTGAGTAAAATTGTTCTTAATAAACTGATCTAGTGAAGGATACTTCATCTTCACAGTAATATCATCAGTGATATGAACCATATCAGATGCTTCTTCAGGTTTAAAAACCTTCACATCATCAACGTTGATAGCTACATCAACAACTGTTTCGTTATCATCGGAACAGGTGAGCTTAAGTTCTAGATCCTCACCCACGGATTTACCACGGATCTGAAGGAAAAGAAATTCAAGATCAAACATAGCTAGGTTTCTAACCTTTAGTCTACTCTGAATACAATTAGTAAGGAGAGTGACAATAGCATCAGTAATTTGCTTCTGATCTTCCGACTCTAGAGCCAGTAATAGAACCTTCTCTTCCTTGACTAAGAAGGGACGGAACTTAATTGTCTGACCAGTTGAAGGTAGTTCAGTAGTAAAGGTTGGCACCTCAATTTTTGGTAAAGGCATAGTATGTTCAGTTCAGTATCTTTATTTAGCGTGGTGATCTGACGTGGTTACAGGCACAGTAGATCACAGTCCTACCAGTCCTAGGTTCTTTACCTACGATAAGACCCTTGTCTATATGATCTCGATTGGTATGAAACTTCCCATTATATATCCTGTTTAGCACATCAATAGTGTCATCATCAAACTCTAAGTTACCACCTATCTGTTTACGAAATGGTTTAGAGTATAACTTGACTGGGTTTTTAGAAGGTGGTAGTGGTACTTTAATACCTAACAGACCATCAACATTCAATGCATCATCAATCGATTGCCATTCAGTACCATTGATCTCATTGATAGTCTTCAGAGCTTGAGTAGATCCAATGAAATATGTTACCAACACTGCACTAACTACCATACCAGCAGTGTTTCTATCTGCTGCTTGTATATTAATATAATAATCATCATCCTCTACTACATCAATGTGCACCTGAGACTTAGGATTTATAGGGATTTGGATATGATCTGCTACCTTCTGTAAGTTACTACCGTAGTCTGGTTCATTCCGTCTCCAGTTCTTAGTCTGGTCACCAAAATACTGATAGGATTCCTTACCGTTTGTATACTTATACAAACAGTTCCTAGTTTCGTTTATGAAATATAACTTTGCTTGTTTGATCGCAGGTTCGTACTGTACGACAAACAACTCAAGCCCGTGCGCGAGAGAATCTTTATCGGTGTTAGCTAGGGATAAAGCATACTCTATATCAAACATAAAAAATCTAAGGGGTCAAAATTTTTGCCGAGTTTTTTTTCCAGTTTTTTTAGAATAGGTTGTCGAATGTGCTGGTAAAAGAAGAAAATGCATCCTTAACATTATCAATCGCACCACCTAGAGAGGTGGGTGGTCTGTTGGAACTCTTGATATTATTTGAGTCACTAGTCAAATTTTTTCTAGCGTCCTCATACTGTACCTCAAACCTCTCGTAATGGAAGTTAACTGAGGCTGTCATAAGAGTTGTAGTTCCTGCATCCAAAGGTACTGCATCAACAGAGTAAGGATAAGCGTGAGTAAAAAAGTACCTCATACTTCTACCCTGTTCGTTGTATCTAGGACCAGCTTCAAACTTGTCCACGATAATTGTCCTCATATAGTCATCGGGATAGGATAACCTAGTGAATCGATTCCTATTACGCTGAGGGTAATGGGTCATCTCATCTGGTATCCTCTCCTTCATATCAAACATACTCTTATCCTGAAATATTCTATCGAACCAACAGTTCATCACCTTATAAGCAGTCATATTAGCATCACAAATGAAGGATAATGACAGGTCAGTATACATCTTCATCGATGGAAACTTATATGATGACCCAGTATAATATCCATTCACCTGCGAAGTAGTTGCTGTAATACTAGGCAAGTTAACTTGGTTACACAGGACTTCCAGAGTTCTTCTATCAAAATTTACTGGGAAGTCGTTGCTAAAGATTCCTCCAGTTAGATCAGGAAATACCACACGAAACTGGTTGGACTTTGCAATCCCACCACCTTTTACCAGTTGTTCCTGTACCTTAGAGTAAAGATTTGCCATCTAAATAGGCTAAAGGCATACATTTTATTTATGTACAAGCAAGGAGTGTACATTCCAGCTAACGTGGCCAAGTATAGAGGTGATCATAGAAATATATTCTATCGTTCCTCTTGGGAACAGAAATTTATGAAGTACTGTGATTCCCATCCCCATATTATAGAGTGGGGAAGTGAGGAACTATGGATACCATACAAGAATCCTTTAACACGTAGAGTTAGTAAGTACTACCCTGACTTCTATATAAAAGTAAGGGATAAAGATGGTAGGTTAAAGAAATATATTATTGAGATCAAACCTATCAAACAAACTAAACCACCAACCAAATCCAAAAAGTCTAACAAACAATACCTCTATGAAGCAAACACATACGCTAAGAACCAAGCGAAGTGGGATGCAGCTAGAAAGTATTGTAGAAAAAGACAAGCAGAATTCTTAGTGTTCACAGAGAAAGAACTTGGACTCCGTTTTTGAAAAACTAGAAGCAGCACAAGGTGGTGAAGACCAGACAGATTCTTGGTGGAAGAAGGCTGCTCAGGTTGCAATGCGTTCTAGTTTCTCTGAAACAACTAAAGATCAGATCATTGCTAGAGAGCAATCAAATACTGACGATGCTAATGGTGTCAGGTACACACCAAGAGTAGGTACTATGGTACTGTTTGAGTACGATGCTAAGGCTACTAAGCAAAGACTACCATACTATGATCAACTCCCAGTTGGTGTAGTGTTAAGCAGAACTAATGAACATTTCTATCTTGCTAACCTACATTACATCAGTCCAAAGAAAAGATTGAAGACAATTGATGCTCTTCTAAAGAATAAGATAGATGTACCTAGAAAAGTTATCCATAAATACAAACGTGAAGATGTAGAGAATGGTCTCTACATAGAAATTGCCGAGACTGACTGGGATTCAGCGATCTATATGCCTATCCATAGATTTGTGAAGGCACAAGGTAAATTAGAAACTCCTATCTCTGCTCAAAAAGTATGGTTTGATAATGATCCTTCTACGAAGTTTAGGTTTCGTGCCAAGCGTAAGATAATATGAATCTTTCATCCATCCTATCATCTAGCAATGCATCCCTAAGGTTTCCACTTGATAAGGTAGAGACTGCTGATGACTATGTGATGTTCACGGTATACAAATATCATCCACCATATAGGAAAGCTAAATGCCTAGATGAAACTGGTGGTTCCATATGGGGTGGACGTTTTGCTGACTACGATACCACAGGTCTAGGTGGTGGTGATCTAGACACTTCAGAATTTAAAAAGATGATCCTCTATATGCCAGAGGATGTATCAGTTAATGCTACACAGAAATGGAACGGTAAAAGTGTTGGTGCTGCTGAGACAGCTGCACTAAGAGCAGCAGCAAATGCCGTTGACAAAATACCTGGTGTAAAAACTAAAGAGCAAGCAGGAGAACTTGCTAAAAACTTAGCAACCCCAGGACCAGGAATGGCAAAGGGTTTTGCCAAAGCAGGAGCACTTAAAGCAGCTGCTTCTGTTATGTCAGGTATAGATGCAAATGATATTGGTAGTGGAGTTCTTGGTCAAACACTCAACCCAAACCTAGAAGTATTCTACGACGCTCCACAACTAAGAACCTTTAGATTCGATTGGTTGTTGGTTCCCAGAAACCAAAGGGAGTCAAGGATCATTAAAGAAATAGTATGGCAATTCAAAAGAGCATCTGCACCTGAAATAGCTGGTGCTGGATGGTTCTTGAAGGTACCAAACGTATTCAAGATAGAATATAAAACTGGTAGTAATGAGAACCACTGGTTAAATAAAATGAAAGCGTGTGCTCTCACTAGTCTTAACGTAAGTTACACTGCTGCTGGTTCTTACTCAACCTTAGAAGATGGTGCACCTACTGCTGTAAATTTATCTCTTTCATTCCAAGAGATGAAAGCTATCCTTGCTGATGATTATGGTGATAGTTTCTCATACACGAAACAATACTACTAATGGCGTATTTTAATTACCTTCCTAATATATCTCTTGCGATTCGACCTATTAGATTTCCTTGGTCGGAACAACAGTATCAGACTGCAAAAAATATATTCAAGAGGTTTAAGGTTGCCGATGCTGCGTTAGATAGTCTTGTTTATTACAAACAGTATACAATAACAGATGCTGACCGTCCAGATATTGTATCGCACAAAGTATATGGTAGTCCTGGCTATGACTGGGTTGTATTACTATCAAATAATATAATCAATCCATACTTTGATTGGCCAATGCCTACTCCTGTACTACAGGATTATATCAATAAGAAATACGAGAAACCATTTGATGTCAAGCACTACGAAACTAACGAAGTAAAGAACACAGCAGGTGATGTAGTACTACCAGCAGGACAGTTAGTTGGTGAGGATTTTTACAAGGCACCATACTGGACAGAGTATGATGATGCTATGGATGGTGATGCACCTAAACCTGAGAGTGCTATTGAAATAGATCTACAAAGAAAGATTGTACTAACAGGTATCACTGTTGATGGTGGTGGAAGTGGATACGAATCAGCACCTACTCTGGTAGTTGATGCACCACAACAAGCAAACGGTGACTTCCCAACTATAAGAGCAGAAGCAACTGCCTCCCTCAGTGCTACAGGACATCTAAAAAGATTTAATATACTCAGTGGTGGAGAAGGATACACATATCCTCCAGACATAACACTCACTGGTGGTATGTCAGGTGAATCTGCAACAGCAGTCATTGATAAAGATGTAAACTCAATGACGTACGGTCAAGTCATAGACATACGTCTTGATGGTACATCCTTTGACACCACAGTAGCTGATAACATCCACGAGTTTGGTGAAGGTGCAACCATTGCACCTAATGGTACAGGTCAAGGTGCGTGGGGTGGTTTTAATGTAGGTAGTACACACCTAAGGTTTGGTGATACTTGGGGTGTAAGGTATTGCACATTAAACAAAGTTGATATGACTAACTACAACACGGTACGTGTCTATGCTATCCGTGGTAATGGTATGAATGGTGGTGAAACACCAGACATTCCAGGTGTAGAAGAACTTCGTCTAAGATATCAGGTTACAACTGACACAGATCCAGATCCAGATGAGTGGGTTACTTTAGGTATTGTTATCGAAGCTGTTCCTAATGGTACTGGTACTGGTGTACTAGAACCATACGACTTTGAGATACCAGCAGACCTTAAGGTTCCTAATGTATTCTTCCAGTTGTATCAACCAGGTAACAGTGGTCCTCAGTACGATCACTTTGGTATCACAAGTATCAACTTCATCGATACATCAAAGGTCTATGGTGATAGTGGAATAACCTTCACCAATAACGTGAATGATACTGTTGGTCAAGGTGCTGCTGCTTCAGTTATACTTGGTAAGAGTGTAGATTCTATAGCTGTCACAAATCAGGGATCATATGGTGCTGTAAGAGCACTAGGTATCACTGCTACTGGTGGCAACCAAGATACTTCATTCTCTTACACTGCTAACACTGAAGAAAGTCCTACCACTTTCTCGGTAGGTGAGACCGTAACGTTTGCCAATGGTGCTGCTGGTGAAGTAACATCATACACAGGTACTACAATGGGTATCAAGCTAACTGCTTGGGATTCTAACAACCCAGTGACTCCTGATATGATACTGACTGGTACCGATACTAGTGCTACAGGTGTCGTCACAACATTCAATGCTTCCACCTTTACCGAACCTACTTGGATGGATAAAGATGGAAACAAATTCAGATATAAACTGACCAGACTAATGACAGGTACGTCAGGTTGGGAGAAATTAATACGAGATAGTTTTAGATACAGAGATCCATCTGGATCCCTTGTCACCCTTCAAGGTTCGTCTATTGTAGATGCTGTGACGCACCACGAATTCGAGACAAGAGAAAATGATAAGAAGAGAAAAATATATATTCTACGTCAAAGATACTTGATGCAATTCATAGAAGAGATGAAGCTTCAACTTCCTTACAAGTCTTCTAGTGATTACGTAAGCAAATCACTCAAGAGATCTGCTTCTTAACGGGATTGACGAGGATCGAACTCGCAACTTCCTGCGTGACAGGCAGGTGCTCTAACCAATTGAACTACAACCCCAGGTAGTCCTTCTCATTTTGGTAAGGTACAACCTCACCAGTCCAAAGTTTATAACCGTACGAAATTTCTGGTAAAAGCCACTGATGAACTGGAAGACAATGCTCCCAGTTCACTGGCTGTATGCAGTTCATCACTGCAACAGTCCAGAAAGCAGTGGTATAATTTAGGAGTGTTGTCACTCTTCCTCAGCTAGTCGTGCAAAATATGATAGCTGATCGTCTTCATTAACCTTAGCAGTAGCAACCTCAGGTAGAGGATCACCAACAGCAGGTTCATACTCTTCATCTTCTACTCTAGGAGTAGCAGCACGTTTGTTAGTGCCGAGTACTTCGTTTAACCTAGTCTGCAACTCTTCATAAGTCTTGAACTGATCTTCATTAGTGAAGGCAGTCAATGAATACTCCTGTTTCCAAACAGATTCAAGTTTAGAATCGTCTGTATCAAGAGCAGACACACTATCAAACTCAGACTTGTCATAATTCCAGAACCCTGCTACCTTACAGATCTTCAACTTAAAGTTAGCACCTTCCCAAAGATCAAATGGATTGATGGGTGTCTCATCTTCAAACTCGGGCTGCATTGCAGCAGTGATCTTATCATAGATCTTCTTACCGAATTTGTATAGGAATACCTTGCCTTCATTCTCAGGATGTGCAGGATCACGAACGACATAGATGTTACTGTAGTAAGAAAGCTTACGCTTCTGCTTACGTGCAATGTCCTTGTCTGAATCGATACCAGAGTTCCACAACTTGCGGTTGACTTCACCAACTGGATCCTTCTTGTTCACTGTGGTCAGAGAGTTCTCAATGTACCAACCACCTGGTCCTTGGAATGCGTGGGAGTATACCTTTGCCCACGGTAGGTCTTCTTTATCTGGAGCAGGTAAGAAACGAATGACTGCGTAACCGTTACCTGACTTATCCAACTCAGGTTTCCAGAAACGTTCGTCTGCACCTGGTCCTGTCTTATTTAATTTTTCTGCTTCTTGTACTAGCTTTTCTAGTGATGCACCAGAACGCTTCTTAAGTGTAGCAAATGACATTAGATTGCCTCGGATTGAATTTGATTTGGTTTGAAGGGGGGATACGTATTCTCCTTACTGGAGACCCATTGTATCAGCGGGGGGACTTATTTGTGTTCGGAACACCCAGCCATCAGTAGGACTTA